TTAATGCAATCAATGAGACAGAAGGAATGTCAAAAAGAACAATTCAAATTCCCATTGAAATTTGTCACGAAAATGCTAAAATTCCTGCTTATGCAAGAATTGGTGATGCAGGAATGGATATTTTTGCATTAGAAGATATTGAAGTTAAACCAGGAGAAACAAAATTGATTCCAACTGGAATTAAAGTCGCTATCCCCATTGGTTATGAATTACAAGTACGTCCAAAGAGTGGGCGCACCTTAAAAACAAAACTTAGAGTAGCAAATACTCCAGGAACTATTGATTCTGGTTATAGAGATGAGATTGGAGTAATTATTGAAAATATTGAATCTCCTATCAAAGACATTACTTATGAATTTAATTCCCATGGTAGACCTATCATTACAAGTATTGAACATGGCCGTCCTTTTATCATCGAAAAAGGAAGTAAGTTTGCTCAGTTGGTATTGAGTGAAGTTCCTACAGCTTCTTTTTATGAGGTAGATGATGTAGGAAAGATTGGTGAAAATCGTGGTGGAGGCTTTGGTTCTACGGGGGTAAAATAAATGAATAATAATTTTGTAAAACAAATTGATTATATTGCTATTTATCCTAACAAAAAATACTCAAATTATAATAATGCTTTTATTGTTTTTAAGGATTCTAATGAACATCCTTTTGTTATATATGCAGAAGAAATTAATAGTAATATTTCTATTTCTCAAGTAGAAAAATGTATAGATACAATGGACTGGAGATTAATAGGGACTCAAAACGACGTAATTCTAGAAATGGAAATTTATCCTGATGATAAAAAAACTTATTTTAAGATTATTGATTTAGATCCTCCTGAACCTCCTAAAAAAATGACAAAAAAGGAAATTGAAAAAGAACTTGGCTATCAAATTGAAATTACGGAGTGAAAGGAGTAATGGCACGAATAAAAATTGAGGACATTCGCGCCGAAGTAGAAAAAGATGGATGGAAGCTAATATCTGATAATTATGAAAATTTAGATACTGAATTAGTTTTTGAGTGCTCTGAGGGACATAGGGTATATGTCCCTTGGAAAAAAATTCGACATAAAAGAGAATGTCCGATATGTAAAGATAACATTTATAAAGAACAAGATGGAAAGATTATTCCAAAACCTAAAGGAGCAACAAGAATATTAGCTCTTGACCAAGCAACATACATTACTGGTTGGTCTATTTATGATTCGGGGAAGTTAATTAAATACGGAACCTTTGAAACAAATTATCCAAACGAAATTCAAAGAGATAATATTATAAAAATGTGGTTAGTCAGTATGATAGAAAACTGGAAACCAGATTTCATTGGGTTAGAAGATATTCAACTTCAAGATTTAGGTAAAAAAGGAAACATTTATGCAGCAGATAATGTAGTCGGAATTCAAACCTTTAAAACACTTGCTCATTTACAGGGTATTTTAATGGAAGCGATTTATGAAAAGAAGATACCTTATGAGTTGTGTCCTACTCCTACATGGCGCGCGCACTGCAAAGTAAATGGAAAAACAAAAACAGACAAAAAACGTTCTATGCAGATTTTGGCAAAGAAATGGTTTGATGTAAGTGTCAGTAATGATGAAGCCGATGCTATCGGAATTGGTAAATATGTTTCTGAAGTGGCTGCAAAAAAAGTTGAAATAGTCTCTTGGGAATAAAAAGAAGAGCGGATAAGCTATTGCTTATCCGCTCCTTTTATTTAGAACTTTTTGAGCTTTTGCTCAAGTTCTTCATGCCACTGAATTAAATGGTCTTCTACAGATTCTTTTAAACAATTACCTCCCGAACTTTTCTCAGCTTCACAAACTTGATTAAATAGTTGCATTGTCTGAGGAAAACTATTCGTTATTCTATCTTTTGCAGAAGTATAAAGGAACTTTGCCACCTCTGGTTCTTTCTGTTCAAGCTCTTTAGCCCACTCAAGCCACATATCAGAATCTTTGAGGTCATCCATCATCTTTTTATATAGAGCTTTAAGTTTTAACATGACGACCTCCTTTTAGCAAAGTTTTGTAATTGCTACATTGATATTTGAGAATGTTGTTGGAATCCCTGTATTAACAAAAGTTAAATTTACATTATTATCTACTGCGCAGCAAGAAGGTTTAACTTGTACGATTGTAGAGAAACTTAAACTTTCTACGTCGGTTAGAGCTGTAGTAGAAGCTGCGCTAGTAAGCGCGCCAGGAATATTAACTCCATTTCTTTGTAGTTGAACTACAATATTACCAACAGTAGCATCAGTTGCTGCACCGACTCCATTAAAAGTCACAAAATAGAAACCTGGTTTGTTAAGAGAAAAAGTTGTTGACCCAGGAGAATGTGTAACTGTACATCCTGTTTTAACAGAGTCATTATTAAAATTTAATGTGCCATTTGTCAATACGGCAAGAGTCGTATTGGTATAACTATTTATCATTTATAAACACTCCTATGATACGGATTTGTACTCTGAAAGAGTGCATTAGGCGCCACAACAGCAACCGTTATTATATCCAAAACCATTATATGCTGTGGTATAAGGACTACAAGTAATATAAGCTGGTTTTGCGCAAGGTCTTAATTCATTGATAAGGGTCTGAGTTTGAGCGTTATTCTGAAGAGCAAGCTGAGCAGACTGCAATTCAGTACGGAGATTCTCAATCTTATCATTAGTCATAAAGTCAATTACACGCTGGAATCCAGCATTTTGCGCTTCAATAATGTCTCTAGTATTCATATTACCAGAGGTAATAATGTCGCAAGTATTTTTGGCATTTTCATATCTAATAGCATCGATATTGCGATTTGTTTCGCAGCAGCAATTCTGAGCAGCAAAACGACTTTCAGTAATAGCGTTATTCACACTATTAAATCCGGTGCATAAATCTCTACCTACACCATTAAATCCCTGTAGATTAGTTGTATTCATGGTATAGAAACCGTCACATAGACCATTCTGAACGCCCTGAATTTGTCTTTCGATGTTATTCATTGTAAAACCGTCGTACATTTCTGCGCGAGTTAATGCTCCATTAGCAGCATTTCCGAATCCACCGAATCCGCCACCACCAAAAGCACTAAAAGCCCAACATTTATATTCGCATAGAGTCGTTAATTCTATACCGTCAAAAGACTGCTTATAGTTTCCTATAAGATTAGACTATATCATTCGTTAAGAAATTCTTTTTCATATACCCATTTAAAATTCTTATGATGTTTCCTTTGGTGAACCAAACATTTCCTAATTGTAGAAAAATCTCCATTAACTGCTTCCGCAGCCTCATATAAAGAACCAAATCTTCCAATAATATTATTATTATTATCTAATTGTAATATATAGTCTTTAAATCTAGCACTTTTATCGCCTTTTTTGCCGTATTGAGAATTATTCTTGCCACTCATGTCAGTTCTAAATTGCCCGCCTAAATTACAATTATATCCATTATTATAAGAATTTTTTATCTGTATATAATAGAGTTCTTTCTCATTTAACTCCTCTTTAGAACACTCTTCTAAAATTTCAAAGACAAAATTGTTTTCTCCATATTTGTTATAAGCATTCTGAAGTTTTATTGAGTGATGTTGATTTGTTCTAAGTAAAAATAAATGATTGGCTTTTCTATTTTGTATCATTGACATCATTTGAGCCATAGGATTTATTCCATTATTCATTGGATTCATAGGCCCCATAGATGGCGCGCTACCCATATTAGGTATGCTTTGGTTCATCATATTCATCATCATTGCAAAAGGATTAGATGAGTTCATTTATCTTTCCTCCGTCATTTTTCTTTAATGTCTTTACTTCTTTCTCTAAGATATTTAATCTTTCCTGACATTTTTGAAAACTTTCAACTAAAGCATTTAAAACATCATTTTGATTTGATTGATTGTTTTGCTGATTTTCTTTAGTATTGTCATATGGCATGATTTTATAAGCCATAAATATTGGATTTCCATTTTGCATTGACTTTAGATATAAAAGACCTTCTGATAGACATAAAGCCACAGATAAACCCGCGCTCATTGGAACATTCGCAACTTCAAGTGAGTTGTTAATAGTATATACATTTCCCTGTGGTTGTGGAAAAAATTGTTGCGATTGAAACTGCGGTATACTCTGTGGCATATTTTGCGATGGCTGAGATTGCCCATAGGATAGCTGATA